CTGGATTTATGCGATCTGGTCGAGAGGAAGTTTGACAGAAAAAACTGAAAAATACTGATGTATGAAAACGAGAATCGAGATTTACGAAATCGCTGATCCGAATCATATCGTATCTGACGGGGAATGGTCCCGAAAACTTTCGGCTGCCGACATACGCAATCATATCAATTATATGATGCGGCCTTTCGATCCCCGGAAATATTCTTCTCGCGTAGTATATATCAATCAAAAACAGTAAATATTATGGAACAACAAGCAACGGGATTGACGCTGTTCAACCGTCAAATTACCAGCGAACGCACCCAGAATTATCTGACGAGCGTCCTGGGAGCCAAGAAAGACAGCTTCGTAAGCAACCTCACGGCACTCGTCGCCAACAACAAGGCATTGCAGGAGTGCGAGCCTATGGGCGTGATGTTCGCCGCGATCAAGGCTACGGCCCTCGACCTGCCTCTCGATCCCAACCTGGGTTTCGCCTATGTCATCCCCTACAAAAACAACCGGGAGGGGCGCACCGACGCCCAGTTCCAGATCGGGGCGAAGGGATTTATCCAGCTGGCCATCCGCAGCGGGCAGTTCAAAACACTGAATGTTTCGGAGGTCAAGGAGGGCGAGATCGTGGATGAAAACCTCATCACGGGTGAAATCACGTTCAAAAAGGCCGAGAATCGGGACGCTCTCCGCACGATCGGATATGTGGGTTATTTCAAACTGACTAATGGCTTCGAGAAGATGCTTTATATGAGCTGCGAGAAGCTCGAAGCACACGCGAGCCGGTACAGCCAAACCTATGGATCAAATAAGGGCTACATCCGGGCCGGTAGTAAATGGACTACGGATTTCGATGCGATGGCGCGTAAGACCGTGCTGAAACAGTTACTGTCAAAATTCGCCCCGATGTCCGTAGAGATGCAGGACGCTGCGAAATTCGATCAGGGCGTACTTGGCGAAAACAACTCGGTACGTTACATCGATAATGAGGGAACGGCGGCAATTCCCGAAAGCGTGGACAAAGCGACGCTTACGAGCCGCGAAGCGATCAGTGAAGCGTTTATCGGCGGTCAGATCACCGAACAGGAGGCCGACGACCTGATGCAGAAGATCGGGATTACGAAAAACGCGGTCGAGGATGCGACGGTCGAGGCCGAAGTTAATCTGTTCGACACCAAAAGCGCGAAGCGATGACCGATTCCCGCTATTTCGAACAAGGAACTCCGGAATGGTATGAAGCGCGTCTGCATCGATTCACTTCCTCCGAAGTGCATAAGCTGATTCCCGGAGCACGGGCACGGCCCGGAGAACTGACCAAGACGGCCGTCGCTTATGTGTTCGACAAGATCGCCGATCGCATCACGGCCGGGGGTTGTTTGGAATACCGGGAACTCAACACCAGAGAAATAGAATGGGGACGCGAGCACGAAGATACGGCACGGCTGGCCTATTCGACGATTATGAGCGTCGATGTCCAGACCTGCGGATTCTTCGTCTGCGAGGATTTGCCCTCTTTCGGCGGAAGTCCTGACGGGTTGGTCGGGGAAGACGGTTTCATCGAAATAAAATGCCCCTACAATTCGTCCGTACACGCCCGGTATCTGGCTATGGCTACCCCGGACGATCTGCGACGCGAGAAGCCCGAATATTACGCCCAGATACAAGGTAACTACCTTGCGACGGGACGACGATGGTGCGACTTCGTAAGCTATGATCCCCGGTGCGCCAACTCGCTGCTGGCCGTCAAGATTCTCCGCATCCCACGAGATGAAGAGTACATCGACCGTATTAGGGAGGCAGTGCTGGCAGCCGTGAAATACAAACAGGAGATAACGTCCAGAATGGCGCTCCTGGCACGGCAACAGCGGGCATCCACTCCCTAAATAATCTCCAAGTATGACGACAAGAAAGACATATCTCCCGTGGTCGGAAAAGGAATTGGAAACATTGAAAGAACTCTATCCCGATAACGACAACGAATATATAGGTCGCTTGTTGAATCGCACTCCGGGGAGCGTAAAGATACGCGCCGTATGGAATGGCTGCCGCAAATCCTATGAGTTTATACAACGCCGAAGAATGACGACGGATAACAAACCCCGCAAAATGGTCGGATGTATTCCGAACCCCTTGCCGGTTATTGAACGGTTATTGAAAAAACACGGTTACAAAAAATAAAAACAAGCATGACAATGGCTATAAAATATGTAATCAGAGATCGCAGACATAAAGAATGTGAAATATCAGTTAATAAACCTTATAATATGATCATGATCTCCCAAAAATTTGAACTTAATGACTGGAGAGAACATATGTTTTTTTTAACGCCCGAAATGGCAAAAGACCTTGTCTATGTATTGCAGAATATGCTAAAAGAAGACAATGATCAACAACCAAAATAACGCTATGGTATGGCCAGAATCAGAACCATAAAACCACAATTTTGGGATGATCTGAAGATCGGCCGCTTATCGCGCGATGCCAGGCTGCTTTACATCGGACTTTGGAATTTTGCCGATGATTTGGGCGTAGTAATAGCCGACCCCGTTTGGCTGAAGTCTAAAATATTCCCTTACGACAAAATACAACTCCAGCAATTCGAAGGCTGGTTGAAGATGCTCGAAGAAACCGGATTTATTAGTCTGCTTTCCGTTAAGTCGGAAAGATTCTATTATCTGCCAACCTTTTCCCGTCATCAAGTAATCAACAGACCTAATCTGGAGGATGTAAATATACGTAAAGAATTGTTAGACAGTGCATTAAATGAAATCACGGAACGATCAGTGAATAATCACGGAACGATCACTGAACGATCAGTGACTATAAAAGGAGAGGATAAGGAGTATATTACTACCAGTACTTCTACTGGCGTAGAAGATACTGGAGTATCTGTGAGAGATAATATTATTTCTTACCCGGTAGAAGACAATAACGCAGGTGCGCGCGAGGAAACTGACAGTCCCGAAGCCGATCTTCCTAAATGCAAATCCCGTAAGACGCTCCGCAAGGATGATGCAGGGATTGAAGAAGCTCGGATATTGACGTGGCGCGATGATTTTGAGATTTACAAAAACGAGTTACGCAAGGCCTATAAGACGCTCCTACAGGATGACGCTTGGATTTCGACGCAACAACGTTTCAACCCGAATCTCAACATTGCCCTCTCGCTCGAAAAGGCTTGCGTAAACTTCTGGGCAACGGAAGCCGGATGGCAGCATAAGCGAAAGCAGCGCACAAAGACTATCAACTGGAGGCAAACGCTCACAAATTCGATCAACAGCCCGCAAAACAAAGTTTACAATGACAACGGAATTAGCAAAAAAACCGCCAACAACGGCGTTAGCGAAGATTTCAAGCGTGGAGTTCTTGAAACGCTACTCAGTGGCGGCAATACAGAGTAGCTGCCGCCGTATGCAGTCGGCCGTGGCTTGTGCCGAATCCCAAATGCCGGTGTTATCTGTATTGCGAGCGACATACGGCGAAAAATGGACGGCTGCATATCTGGTACTTTGGATCGTCAATGTACAGGAGTTTTTCAATATTTCAGCCAAGATGAACGACGCACAGGTAACGGAAGCGGCCTACATGATTTTGGACGATTTCTGGGCGTTGAACCTTGCCGATGTAAACCTGGTATTTACCAATGCCAAACGAGGGCAATACGGACAACTGTACGGACGAATAGACGGATCGATCATATACGGTTGGTTTCAGACATATTTCGAGGATCGATGCAATGCCTGCGAGAACCGTACGATACGGCAAGCCGAGGCTATGGGCAGCGATCACCCGGTAACAGACGCCAAAGCTGCGGAGTTTATCAAATCGCTTATCAACAAAAAAGCGGAAAAGATTGCAAAATAGACGGAATCATCGAATTGAATTTAACGGACTAAAGAAAATGAAAAAATACACACAAGCGGATTTCAACGCCTTCGAGGTGATCGACGGAAACGGGGATAACCGATGATCTCTTATGACCCACGCATCACTATTCAGTGGGATCGGAGGGTTCGACCTCGCCGCCGAGTGGGCTGGCTGGACGAACGCTTTCAACTGCGAGATCGATCCTTTTTGCCGAACCATACTCAAATACCACTTTCCCAATGCAAAGCAATACGAAGACATACGAACAGCAGATTTTACCATTTGGAAAGACCGTATCGACGTGCTTACCGGTGGATTCCCGTGCCAGCCGTTCTCGCTCGCAGGAAAGTGGCGAGGCACAGAAGACGATCGCTACCTGTGGCCCGCGATGCTCGACGTTATTCGGACTGTTCGACCCCGCTGGGTCGTGGGCGAGAACGTTTACGGAATCGTTAATTGGTCGGAAGGGTTGGTCTTCGAACAGGTGTGCGCTGACCTGGAGGCGGCAGGATACGAGGTGCAGCCGTACATTATTCCGGCTTGCGGTGTCGGCGCTCCCCACCGTCGGGACAGATGCTGGTTTGTCGCCCACCGTGCAGACGCAGGGACTGAAACGATGCGTGAACGGTCGAACGGAGTTCATGCCGACAGTATTGCTTCCGACACCCCATGCCTCGGACGCATCACGCGGAGGTCAAAAAGTAACCGGACTATACAAAACGAGAAAATCGGGTCTAACATATATGTCCCTGTTGAACGATCTGGCAGTAAGCGGACTTTTACCGACCCCGACAGCGAACGATGCGAAGAATGTAACGCTTCCGGCCAGTCTGGGCATACGCAAGGGCGGACTACCCAAGAAGGCGATGCAAAACGACGAATACCGGACTGGAACGGGTTCCCGACTCAACCCCCTGTATGTGGCGGAGATGATGGGTTTCCCGGCGAATTGGCTGGTATCGCCTTTCCTCTGTGGCGCCGGGAAGCCGTCAAAGCCTGCGGAAACGCCATAGTCCCGCAGGTGGCATTGCAGATTTTTGAAACGATAAACGAATACGAAAGGAAATGAAAAAACGCTTACTTACAAGTTTTCTTATTGGAACACTGACAATTGTTTTACGTGGTATTATATACGGGGCCCCCTATCGCTCGATTGTATGGGGCGTAATATTGGTTATTCTTACTATCTCCGTCATTGCAATTGGGATAGCGACAACCGGAATCTACGATTTGTTGAAGCAGGGGATGAATATCGACACACTGTATATCAATGGCGGAATCCGCTTTTTCGACAAAAGCAAGGCCGACAACCCCGATATTGAGGAGATTCAAAACGATCGGAGGAAATGAAAAAAGTAATGTTCAACGATCTTTACGAGTAGTTTACGAATTTGAATTGGTGAAACAGCAAGATTCGCTGCCGAACATTGCAAAACTTTCAAACATTTTGAAATATGAGAGAAATTAAATTCCGGGGCAAGCGCCTCGACAACGGGGAATGGATCGAGGGCGACCTTCTTCGAATGAACGGCCATTGGTTTATCTTCCTCGATCCTGCGCCGGAAGGGATTGATAAATACGCGGTCGATCCTGCCACCGTCGGCGAGTTCACGGGGCTGAAAGACAAGAACGGTAAGGAGATTTACGAGGGGGGGATGTGATGGAAATACCCGAAACTGATTTCAACGCAGAGATAATTGGCCGGGTTCTCTTTGAGGAAGATGCGTATTATATCATACCCTTACGCGGTGGCCATCTTTGGGGGCTGCACTGGTCACTCCGGAAACATGATGCGAAGATCATCGGCAACATCCACGACAACCCCAAATTTCTGAAAGGAGGTGAGCAATGAAAGGCGAAGTGTTTGGAGTTGCGCTTTTTGGAGCGCCGTACTTGTATCAAATCGCTGACCCCTATTTCCATGTGAAAATGAAAACGCTTGGATTACGACGAGGCTCCCCTTTGATTTGCGGGCTTCGGCATAAGGCGATATTGGCGAATAACTATGAGTATTGGCTATGCGACTATGACGAAGAGGATGATTTTTGTCGTAGATTCGGGATAACCCCTACTCATACAGTGGAAGATTTTGTGGAAACGATTAAGGCATTGAAAAAGGAGTATGAAAAGAAAAAAGGCCCAGGAGTTTATTGACAGGGCTATGAAACATATTGTAGCCGATTTGTCTGACCACGGCAAATGGCAACTTCGAACGGCAATGACTACTACAGCCGAACTCGCCGAGCAGGAAGCCGAGGAAAGAATGTGGAATAAAGCTATCGAAGCATTTTGCAAGGATTGTCCAATTTACTCAATACAAACAAGTAATGGGGGAAATTGCCCCGATTGTAGTGCATTAAACGCATTCAAACAAAGACTGAACGAGGAATGAAATTCACAACCCCTTGCTTTGTCCGCGTCGAGGATGCGGAGAAGCGAAAAGATGTGATCGAGTGGTGTATGCATATTGGCTATGAATATATTTATCCCCCACAAGAAGAGAGATTAGGCGATAAGGTAATATGTGACACTTATTGTGTCGGCGTGGCTCATGACGCACAAACATTCACCGCCTTGAATTGCATAGACTGCGGCACCAACATCGAGCTGTTCAGGGCGCTGGCGGCGATGAACAACGAGAACGATCAGGAGCAATGGTACTCATATACGGAATATCCGACTAATGAGAGTAAAAATGGGGTTAGACGGCTTATTTTTAACGAACATACGCGATTCGATTCTTTTGTAGATGTACCATCAGGTTATTACCGCAAGGCTACAGTCGAGGAGATCGTCGAATATTTCAAAAACAATGAGAAATGAAAACAATTGAGGAAAGAATACAAGAATATGTGGCCAATGCCTGGGTCGAACTTGATCAATTCAATGAAGACCATGTAACTTTTGAAAATATCGTTACATCCGCCTGTGTTGTTGGCGCTAATTTCGAATATGAGGAATTGACCCGCTGGCGTGATCCGAAAGAGGAGCTGCCACAAAATGGACAACTCGTGTTGTGTAAAACCTCTGATAAGAAACTTCCATTTGTCACTGTTAAATATGACCGTTCTGAATGGTGGATATATGTGTATCCCGGATGGGCTGGTATTGGTCATAAGATTATCGGCTGGCGGCCGATTCACGAAAATGAGTAAGATGCTCTGTGCATTTTGACTAACCAAGAATATCTATGAACACGAAACTCAAATCAGACTACGAAAAAGCCTGCAACGCCTATTTGCAGGCTTTTTGCGAGAAACACGGCTATGATTATGAGGATGCTACGCGGAGCTGGGTCGGCGGCGATGTCGGCGGGATCACCGAATGCGCGGACTATATAGTTGGGATGGATGACATCATCACCGACATAGACCGGGACGCTCCGGAAGATGAGTTTGTAAAGTATTACGATTACTGTCTGCGGGTGGGGAGTATCGCCTGCGGCAAAATTAGTACGCCCAATTACAGCAGCTGGCTCTCGGGGTGTCCACGCATGAGTGAAGAACAGATCACCCGGCTGGAGGAGTTGCAGAGGGACATACGCAAGGCGGAAAGAGAGCTGGAAGAACAAATAAGGAAAGAGAAGTTTTAACCGGGAGAGGCAAAATCGCTCCCTTTTTTATTCATATGGCAGTAGATACATCTAAAAACGGTACAGTAGATCGTGCTAAACTTCTGGCAATAGAAAATAAATGTACGAGAATAATTCGAATTGCGGGGGTAACGTTTTATGTTGCTCCGGATAAGGATACACCAGAACACCGGAGGCACTTAATCCGCGTTTTGGAGAGTTGCGGTCGGCGATATACTCAAAAAGCAGGTAGCTATGAATCGGAGATTTGAGGTGAGAATCGACATTCCGAATAGTTGTGAATTGATTGGATGCAGATCGGACGGAAACATGGCAATTATTGTTTTCGAAGATTGCAGCGGCCCAGAGATCCGGCCAATCGGTTTTTGTCGGGAACATTCCGGAGAAGTACCGGACGCCTTCGAAGATGAATAAAAAAGAGGCAATTCCGAAGAATCACCCCTCACACCGATACAAATATAATGATTTATTCGGAATTTGCAAATGGGACGATATAGGAAAAACGAACGCAGAGGCGGGGCACGTGACGATTCCGAAATATACATCAGTTATTCACGGAATCGATTGCTCGAAATGATTATCTGCCGGGAAGCAAGGATGGGCGTGAGTTATCGCCATGATTTCGTCTGTCGATTCAAGGCACACAAATCCTTGCCGTTTTTATGGCGGAAATTCAAAAGGAATATTAGAGAACACATTGACGGATGGCAGCAGGAGCTGCCTTTATTTTGATGAATTTGCGGAAAGGGAGAGGATAATAACCGTGCAATTCGGAATATATGATGTAGAATTACATCCGTTCATCCTATTGCATAATTGCAATTAGACGATAAAAGTGTTCTTTTGATTCATTCTGTTAATGTCGTTTCAAGCATTGAACTCTATTGGGCGGGAGCCGGACGTGAAGCTACTTTATAACGTATCTTTCGGGGCACACGAAGGAAGTGCGCCTTTCGCACGTTGTCGGGACATTGACGAAGATATAAAAGCCGATCTTATCCAGCTATTATATCGATTCTATCAATTCGCAGATTACGGCTACATAAATAGGGTAGCAGCATTCGCTGATCTCCAACAATGACATCAGATATTTAGTTTGTTCGTCCATAACCGTCGCATTTACCTTTGCAACAAATAAATTGGTGAATATCTTTCCAAAGCATTGTATTTATCTGTCCTGTCAGATAGGCTACTTCTTCGCCTTGCATCGGCATTGCGGATGCTACGGCGATGTCGTCGCACAGGTGCCGCAGTTCATGCTCGAAAGAGTTCAGGAATTGTGCCTGGGATGACGCCAATCCTACGACTACGACAGACCTTCGCCGGGTCTTGTTGGAATAGGTGAATCCCGAATCCATATCGGCCTTTTCCAAATTTTCCCGTACTCGCTCCATAATTGGCCTGGGACACTCTATCTGTTCCAAAGAAAAAAGGATAGAGCGCGTGTGATAGCCATGTACGGCGAAGTAAAACCGCACATGCCAATCATAGTTCTCTATCCTCAGATCCCGCAGCTTCATGTCGTTGAATACACTTTTTGAATCCTCACATACGGTCTTTCGAGCCGCGTTCTGGATTTGATTCTGTTACAGGACATCTTCCCACGGAACATTTGTTCCCGACCCTATCAGATCGGCGAAATATCGTGTGAAGGGCAGCCCGGGATAGGCGTCTTCATCGTCGATGAAATCCTTGACGAACAGGGCCAGGTGTTGTTCATCGGCAATGGATGATCCCCAGTAATCGGCCCGGGCCATATTCGCGACATATACACAGTCGTAGCCGTTGTCGTGCTTGAGCTCGATACCGTTCGTCTTGAGCAATTTGTCGATCTGCTCTTTGGTGATGGGTTCTATTTTCTTCCCGTCGCGGTCCTTCATGCGGCTGACGGCAAATTCACACATTTTCTTCGAAAAGGACCATCCGTTTTTTTCGAGGTATGCGCGAATATCTGCCGGCATGGAGTCCCTTGCGTCCAATCTTTCTCTGTCCATAGGTTTCGCTGTTAAAGAGAGGGGATTTCTCCCCTCTCCGGATTCGTTTTACCGGCGGAATCTGGAGTAGGGTCCGGTTCCCCGGACACCTCTTCGTTCGCCATATCCGTCGCTGCCGTATTCTCCGCCACGCTCACCGTAGCCGTCGGGCATGTAGCCTCCCGTGTGACGCTCCCCGTAGCCGTCGGGCATGTAGCCTCCCGTGTGACGCTCCCCGTAGCCGTCGCGCATTTCGCGTTTGGCATCCTCGTAGCCACACTCGTAGGCTTCGCGCATCTTGCGTTCGATTTCTTCACGCTCGCCGTACCCGTCACCGCGGTACCGGCCTTCGATTTCCCACATTCTCATGATTTGCTTGTTTTAGCAGACATTTGCGATTTAAGAAAGGCGTCCAGCGATGACTTCATGGAGGCGAACTCCGTTTGCATCTGACGAAGTTGTCCCACCTCTGCCCGCAGCTCCTGGAGCTCCTTGTCGCGTTGCGCCTGACCCGCGTACGCGGGATTCACTTCGCGCATGATCTGATCGAAAACTTCCAGATTGGCCTTGTGTTTTTCGTAGGAATCCACAACGGACTGGCTCTGCTGCTTTGCCGCATTGATGGCGTCTATGAGCCGTTCGCGGGATGTCGTGACCGTGAGTCCGTCCTTTGTCACCATATCGGCATTTACCGGGACGACCCATTTCTGGTCCCCTACCGGGAAGCTGACGGAAGGCTGCGCCGGGGGAAAGTTCCCGGGAGCGGGGAAATAGGGCTGTGGCGCCTCTTCAAGCGTCGCCATGTAGTATTTGGGAGTTCCGCGCATATCGAGTACATATACCGGAGCGCCTTTGGTTAAATTCGCAAACATCTTCGGTTAATTGTTTTTTGAAAGCTCCGGAGGGGCGGTTTCCCCTCCTGAAGCCTTCGGTTTATTATTGGTTAAACGGCCCCTGTCATCAGTTGCAGGGTGTCGGTCTGTTTGTCGTAGAAGAGCTGGAATACACCCGTCCCCGGAATATCGGACACGGTGACATTGGCTCCGTTGTACGTGGTCACATTCTTGGTCACGCCGTTGGTTTCGAACAACACGGGAAGCGTGCCTGTCGTGCCTGCGGGTATTGCCTGCGACAGCTCGACCAGGACTATCCCCCTGTACCAGGAATTGGCAAAGGCGTGGTTTTGGAATGAGAACACGACATCGGCGGCATTGACCGTCACACCCGTAGTTTTGATGACCGGGATACCTCTGCGATTGACATACTGAAATGGGAATACTGCCATAGCATACCTCCTTTCCGTATTAACCCCAGAATCCGCCGTTGCCGCCGAGTCCGAACGCGGCACCGAAGCCCAGCCCGTATTGGGCGGCTACGCAGGCGGGCATCGCGTACACCTGCGGATTGGGAACCACGGTCGTAGGCGGCAGGCCGCACTCGATCTTTGCCAGCCGGTTGCTCAGATCGCCGATCGCAGCGTTGATGGGCGCTACGGCCTGGGCCTGCGACTGCATGATCGTCGCCGTCTGATGTTCTTGGGAGAGCTGCCCGGCCAATGCCGCGCTCTTGGCACGCTCGGCGTCGAGTTTGTTCTGCATCTCACGCATCTCGAGGGCACAGAAACGGTCGTTGATGACCTGCGTCTGGGCATCGATCTTCGAGCCGAGGGCATTGAACTGCGTGTTGGCGTTGCTCGTCAGGGTGTTGGTCTGATTGAGCGTTGCGAGCTGGCTTTCGTAGCCCTGGCGCTCGATGGCGGTGCGGACATCGCAGCAGCAGGAGGCCATCTGCGAAAGCACCTGTGCGTTGCCGGACTGCACGGCATTGATGATCTGCTGCGCCGAGAGGCCCGACTGTGCCTGGATGTTGCACAGAGCGGTCTGAATCTGCTGTACGGAACAGTTGAGCGAAGATGCGAGCTGGTTGATGGCGGTGCCGTTTCCCTGAATGGCATTCATCAGCAGCTGACGCCCTGCGTCGCCGTTCAGCTCGGCGGGAAGATTCGAGAGTCCGTTTCCGCGACCGCCGAAGCCACCCCATCCGTTGCCGCCCCAGAGAGCCCAGAGCAGGATCATCCACATCCACTCCCAGCCGTAGCCATTGCCGTAGCCGTTATTGCGGTTGTTTCCGTTCATCAACGCGGCCACGAGGTTGCCGTCCATTGCGCCACCGTTGTCGAACACTAAAGTTTTTTCGTTCATTGTTTTAGACTTTTACATTGTTGCGTCCGTTCGGCGGACGCTGCCGTTGAGCTCACAATGCAAAAATCGACATGAACGATGGGAGAATCAATCGTATCAGTCGCAGGTGGGACGGAGTTTGGACGCAATACGGACGAGGAGCATTTCGAACATTTTACCGCTTTGTTTGCGACGAAGATCGAATTGGGAAATCATCTTATCTATGGGCCGTCGTGAGAAGTTCATCAGCGAGGATATGACCGGGGCGTGAAATCCCTGCCTCCAGAGGAAATAGACCAGTAAATACCTGGCATCCACGATCTCGGCGTTTTTGGCTTTGGATAGTATTCGCTCTTCCGAAATCTCCGTTTCTTGCGATACCGTGCCGAGAATTTGTCGGTAAAGTTCAGATTTGCACATATAGGATATTTCTCTTACCTTTGTTCACTCTCTTACCAAATAAAAATAAGTGCCAACACACTTGCAAAGGCTTTACAGCCCCTGTCGTGGTGTGTTGGCACCTCTATTATTAGCGGAAGGTAAGAGAGACGCTAATAAAGGCAGGGGCTTTTTTTACGCCCACCCCTGACGGGCGAAAGCTGTTAGAACAGATACTTTTTCAATGTCGGCCAAAGCAGGTAGAAGTAGATTGCCCCGACGGGAATCAACCCGGTTGCGAACAAGTTGCTGCTTTCGACCTGGCAATAGTAGAGTGTTCCTATCCCACCCACAATACAAACGAATGAGAAGAAGGCAAGGAAAAGCAGTCCGATTTTTTTAATTGTTTCCATAATTATAATTCGTTAAAAAGTTATTTCCGCCATAAATCCATACTTATGCTTCCTTGAACATAGGGGCCGTTATCGCGTGGGTCCCAGCCGAGGGATGCCGTGATATTGAACCTTCCGATGTTTCTGTGAAGTTGCCCTCCGATCCATACGCCACCCGTGCGATTAACGTAATAGACGCCTGCGGCAGGCCCGAGTTGCCATCGGTAGGGCGTTCGGATTATTTTCTGCTGCGTGATAGTACGTCCGTATGTTTCGATGTGTTCAAGGGTAGGGTGGCAGTCGCCCAGGGCTATTCCGCTCACTATGGCGAAGTAGCTGCTGTCGCGATATTCCCGGCGTTCGAATGGCAGCTGTACCGGCACACTGTCCCGGTTGGGATTTATTGTTACGGTGGTAAAGGTGGTATCCGCTGGGGCGAACAACCATTTCGGCACCTCTACCGAAATAGCCGAGGACAGTATTTTATGCGGTTGCGGTCTTTCGAAGTAGGCCGTATCGATTCGAGTATGCTCGATGATACGGACATCGACGGATCGCCTGCCGAGCCACCATCCGACAAAGAACAAGCCGGTCAGAAGGAGAATCAGGATTATTTTCCGCAGTACCATAATGAGTACGAGCTATCAACCGTTGATGAACAGATCCCAGCCGGCCATCACGTCCGTCATGCAGGCATCAACGCCATTTTCTACGCGCGACATAGCTGCGACTATCGGGATCATCACATCGCGGTTGGTTGCCGTGATCCATCCGTTTTCCGGGACGCCGGACAATTCGGATACCGTACGGATATATGCATCCGTGTCGTTCTCGCTCGGGGGTGCCCAGCGTGAAATCATCTTCCGAATGGTGTCGAGCCCGTATTTTCGGCTGTAAGTGTTCAGGCATTTGAACATCGCGCGGTATCCCCACGCCATAGATTCGAACTGCTTGAATGCAGCGTCGCGGGAAGGTTCCACCTCTCCCTTCCAATGGGTTCCATCCTTGCGGATATTCCCGGGATTGTTGTTACGAAGTCCTCTGGTCATTTTTTTGTGCTGTTTAATATGTTTTCTACATCTTCAGGATTTACATTGAGTTTGCGGGCTATTTCTCCGGTCAATGCTTTTCGAAACAGACGTAAGAATGGAAAGTTCGGATTGATGATTAAAGCGTTGCCACAGCTCGACCATGCTTCTGCCAGGCAAATGGCAGAACCCAGGATCACGGTCGCAATCTTCGTTTCGATACCTCCTGTCGTAACGAATTTATCGATGAAAACGAATACTACGATCAGATTGAAGTAAACTGCCAGCTTGAATATCGTAGCCCGCAGGAGTTCTGACAGGATAAATTCTCCGCGCTTTCGAGCAACGCATATTCCAAACAAAGCGTCGAAGGCTACGGCAATAAGCACCCCATAAAGTACGATCTGGTACCCAGCGAAGAAATTCACGATGACGATCAATAGTCCTATAAGCCATCCTTGCACGGTCATAAGCGCTTCGGACAGCTTTGTAGCAATACCTTCCAACACCTTTTTCGTTTTATTAAATATTTTGTCCATAATTATTATATCTCGGTCCAGCCACCTGTTCCGCTGTTGGTCTTATATACTCTCCCGTTTTTGATGCGTAACCCTCCATTTCCGATCCTGACTTCGAAAATATCTCCCGTGAATACCGCATAGTTGCTCGATCCTTTCACAACGGCTACTCCGTTGGGAGCGATCAGGTTCTTGCGGATGTCTTTCACGAAGTTGAATTGGGCGGCATTCATCGTTGCAGAGGCCGTAAGTTTTCCGGCTGCCGATGCTTCGACCGTAATCCGGATGTAGTACTTCTGGGCTGCTCCAGTGAAAAGATATGAAATCGTCTCGTCGATATTCAAATTCGTGTTTTGGGCTTCAGCCGTGCTGTTTCGGTACAGGGGATCGGCTTTCCCCGTCAAAGCGTTTACCACCTCGATCTTTACGCCCCCGCCACCTCCTTCGGCATTGCCTGTGATGCGGGCTGTAATCCGGGCTGACATCTGTACTCCCTGCCCACAGGTAAACGGCGGACTTGACTCGTAAACATTTCGGACAAAAGGATTGCTTTGTCCCGTAGCCAGTGCGCTCACTTCTTTCGTTTCTATGACACCCGGTACACTCACAGCACCCAGAACCTGCGATATGGACGTAATTCTGTATGGGGTGAGTATGATTTTATCTCCGCTTGCGGCCGCATCGCTCACCTCTACGGAATCGTTTTTGACCTGCAGGATTCCGACGGTTCCTTTGGTTGCGTGTACTTCCCCGTCGGCGTGTACTCTGAACACGGCTTTTTTCCGGTTTGTGTAGTCGGCTCCCGACCAGAAGGGCACATCGTCTTCCTGCAAGCCGCTCACGCCGGCCGTCACGTCGCCTTCAGCATTTTTCAGCAACATCACATTGGTCATTATCAGACCGCCTTTCACCTCGGTACTTCCGTCTTCCATAGCCTTCTTGAGGTACTCTGTCGATTTGATGGATTCGTCTATCGCGTCGTCGATCAAGTCCGACATGTTGCTGCTTATTTCATAATAATCGGAGAATACTTTTCTGAACTCGGTGCCGGTTATCTCGGATGTCGTACTCATATCGGCCAGCAGGGGCGTGAGATAATCTTCGAGTGCCTGGAAATAGACCGTAAATGAATCCGTGGGGACATCATACTTTTCGGCATTCGCCATGATGCTCCAGTATTCGCCTTGAATCCGCACCCATTCATTAGCCACCTGCTGTTTGTCGGATGGCGTCAGGCTCGAATCCGAGGCAATGTAGTCCACATCCAGCTTCACCTGCTCGATCTGCGCCTGCACATCCTCTTCGGCCGTGATGTATCCCGTGGGGGCCTTGTTGCCTTCCGTGAGCTGGATGTCGTAAATGTAAATCGGTCGCCAATAATCGACGTAAAGTACGATTTTTAACAAGGACTTTCCGGATTTGGTCGTATAAACGGCTTCATACACATCAGAATATGGAGCAGATGGCGGGCGTGATATAATGTCGTATCCGTCTTCATAAACGGCACAGAACACGCAGCCGGTCTTGGTTTCCGGCAGTTTGATGCGTGCCTTGAAGACATAGGACATGCCGGCCTTGTAGGCGATCTTACCCCCGAAGCAATCCGTCCAGTTTACGATCTGGCTCGTAGCCGCAATAGCTACCCCTGCATTGCTCGCTTTGTTGGCATCGATCTTCATGTAGGCTCCGTCTGCGTCCGATCCCGAAGTCACCACGTCCGAAACACCCTCTTTGGCGCTGTTCCACGCATAGAGGAATTGTCGGGCTATATAGTTGCGGGCGCCGAACTGAAGATTAGCAATCTCGTCTTTGGCTTCGTTGGCTGCCGTATCATCGGTGTATTTGGATGCTTTGTCCCAATCCGAGCTTTCGAAATTGCCCGTTGCACGGGATTCGATACAGCGCATGATGTCGCCACCTTCGCCCTGCGTCCAGATGTCACCCACATCGTAGGGTGTAGTCGGTGTTACGACGAATACACGACGTTTGGCATCGGCCGTGTCCTGCGCCCGCGCCGCCTCTTGCAGGGCCTTTACCGCATCGCTGTCGGCGATCGGCGTCCATTTATAGGTTCCGTCCTCTTCTTTTACCCACCGCCACGATTTGCCCGCATCGGGGTTCGTCGTCTCGTCGCTCGATATGGTGAAGTGAATCTGCGGGTATTCCGCCGGAGTGATTTTGGCATTATCGGTTTTGCGGATGACAAAAGCCATGTAGGGATTGTCGCTTCCGACAGTATAGCTCTGGCTCCATACGTAACTTGCTATAACCGCTCCGGATGACGCTATCGGATTGTAACCCATCGTATAGCCTTCGCCCACCGACAGTACGGCGCCTTTGGGTATTCCTCCGACCGGAGTTTTGAGCCGGATGCGGGTGCTGTCGGCGATTTTGATCTGATCCCAGGTCTTAATGCCGTCGATATAGGATGCACCGATGCTGCCCTGCTCCCAGCAGCCTGCGTCCGTCGGGTCGAAATTCGCGGGCAGCGTATTGGTGAACGTGTCGCCGATATGGTTTTCCTGCTCGCCGTCCGCTATCCATGTTTGGGCCGGTTCATTGTAAAGCGAGGGAGTATAGGGATAGAACCAGTTTTCCACGACACCGTCCAGCCGTTTGTTGATCTCGGACAATTCGCCGGGCAGCGTGTTATCGATGTAATCTTTGGCTTGCTGAGCTTTGCGATCGGCGGAATTGGCAGTGGCCTGGGCTTCGGTGGCCGTCTGATCGATCTGTTCGATGTCGAACTCCTTCTGGAACTGTCCCGTCGCGGGGTCGTAGAGCTTGCCTTGCTTCCAGCCTGCCTCCGGGGTGAAGGCCACGCCGACGCCGTTGTCGCCTACCAGCCGGAACAGCTTGCTCCGGGTGTCCAGCAGCGCCTTCTTGTCCAGGCTGCTGATCATACCTTGCAGATAGATATTATCCAGATAGGCCGAATAGCCCGACATCTGGATCCCGAAGACGGAGAGGTTCGTAAGGTCGCCGAACTGCGCGGCGATATTCTCGGCCGTAAACTCCCAGTCGCTGACATTGCGGAGATAACGCTGGTAGGTGCGCGTCGAGTAGCGCGAGCTCTGCCGGGCGGGATTCGTGAACGATCCGTAGGCTACGAAGGTCATCGATTCCATCGGATCGATCTGCTTGGTAAAGGTGGCCGACAGGGGGCGCAGCCCGTAGCGGAACTGCTCGTTGCGGTCGCCCAGGACCTCCGTGATACGGAAATAGACCGTTGCGAAGCCTGAGAAAGAGAAGTTGCCCCGGCCGTCGTCGGAATCTGCCGTCGCATTGTTCGACGGGTCGAAGTCGTGGAAGATACCCATGCAGATATCCCCGACCGCTACGGCGCCGATCTCGCCCTCTTCGAGTTTGAGCGTTACGAGCTTCTGATCCTTGTCCACACTCTCGATCACCCCGGCGCCCGGAGCGCTCCAGTCATCCCCGACGCTGATGCCCACACGGTTGTACCGAAGCTCCGGAACCTCCAGAAAACGACGGATGAAGAGGCTCTCCAGCTCGCCGGCGCCTCGTCCGTCGATCTGTGCACCGAAGCCGGTGATGCCGCTGGCGAAGTCGCTTGTCCGGAATCCCTCGTCGAGTTGCTGCCGCTTAAGGAATCGGGTGATTCCTTCGACCGTACCTCCCCGGCGCTTGTTCAGAAATTCCCGTTCGCTCTTACGCGACGAATAGAGCGTCGTGTCGCTCGCCGGTGTTTCCTCCCACGATTTAATGATGTCAGGAAATTCCGATGAAACCTGCCGGGTTATCTGCGTCACTTCCGAAATCTGATTTTCGATGCGGGAAATACGGCCTGTGGAGAGGACATCGCTCATTTTAAGAGTCATGCTTCCGGGCTGAACGACGGAGCGACTGATCGCGACGATACGGATATCGCGATATCCGGTATCGGGAAAAAACTTGTCGCTTCCGAGCCGAATCCGTTGCCCTGGCTTCAAATCGAGGTTTCTTTTATCGACAACCGTAAAATCCGTCGATGCCTGGAACACGGATATATCTTTACGGCTGTCGGCCATAAAGGTATCTACCGCAGTTTTGAATTCCTGTTCGGCCGCAGGATAATAACTGTCCGGCATACTGATATTCCAGAGCACGTATTCGTTCCCGGGAGCCGGGACCAACGGTTCCGACGGCAACTGCATATCGTTGTCGTAGGGCCATTGGGTGATGATCTCGAACTCCTTCTTTTCCGAGTCGTAATTCACTTCGAACTCCCGTCCGCGAAGCTCTCCGGTCTGAAAGGTCACCCGTTTGACGAGGCCGCCTATTTCGTATTGATTGGGATCGAACGGAATGTCGGGATCGGTGAAATACCAGACCGTAAACGGAGAGCCGTCATCGCTTGTGCGCTCTTCGGACCGTACGGAACCGACCGTACCGATCCGGCGGGGATATATCGCATCGAACGCTTCCTGCTCGAAATATTCGATGATACCGAGGTGGGTATCCTGTTCGACGTACTTTGCCCCGTCGGGCAATTGCAGCCGGGCATGTCCGTACCGATCCGGATCGATGTTGCGGGAGGAGCCTACCGGGAAGAGCCGAGTGAAAAATTTCACGCCATCGGCCATGCTCCGTTCGATTCCTCCGATCAATCCGTCGCCGTAAGACAACGGGACAGGCTCGCCGAACTCACAGCGGGATATGTTGAGCGTCATCCCGTCGAACCACCACTCTGTCCCGGCGGCAGACGACAATTCCGAAAGAGCATCGGAGGCGTACTTTCCCGTATATTCGATATCGATGTACTCCGATACGACCACTTCTCCGACTTTCCATTCGGTCGTCCCCATTTTGCGGTTCATGTTAGCGATAATCAGCGCCGCATGTTCGCGTGCCGGTGCCGTGAGTGTCAGAATCGGATTGTCGTCATCATCCGGATTGACCATCAGGACCTGCGTGGTGAGTCCTTCGACCCCCGACAGTTGCACCGAATAGCTCCACTCGCTGTCGCAGTTCATCTTCGGCTGATAACGTTCGAGAATCCAATAACGCCGTCCGAGGAAGTCCGCATAATCGTAAACTTCGAGCGTGACGCATTCGAAGGCCGTGAAGGAGAGCGCGAGGACACTCTCCTCCTGTATGCCGCAGGTTGCAGCACTGTTACTATCGGGAGAGACCGTCAGCTTCAAATTCCCTTCTTTCGAATATATTTTGAGTTCCATTTTTTGAAGATTTGAACGTGACCTTTAGATCGACGCAGCGAGTTCGAATGTCGGCTTCGGCTCCCGGAATTTCACCGAGAAGGTCGCCGCAACCTCTCCCTTTCCGAATGGCGCCAGTTGTGAATAATCCGAAAATCCGGTCATATAAACCCGGAATTTCAGCCCTACGTCCGTCAGATGGAGCGCCAGCCACCCGTCGTCGCCCTCCTTGAGAAATTTCACGAACGAGGCGTAGCGCGTGAAGAACGAAACATCGTTCGAGGCGACGATGGCGAATCGCAGCGTAATATCACGGGCTTCATAAGTCTGCGTCAGTATATCGGGCATACGGACGCCGTCCTCCTCCCGAATGGAAACCTCCGCCTGCTGCTTGAGAGCCGGAGGTGCGAGCAGCGAATCGTAGTTGTCGTGTCTGTCTTCGCCGGTTTCCGCGAGGAAAGCCCCGAAACGGGCATATACATCCGTTTGGTTGATCAGCAACAGTCCTTCGAGTATTTCAGCCATAATCAGATCGCTTTTAATCCGTCGCGTTTTATGGTTTGCAACAGTTCATAGATTTGGGGTATCGGTTCGGTATTTTCCCGGATGGCATTCATCGCTTCGAGCGACCCTTTGAGAACCGGGACAATACCTTCGGTGTTTTCATCGATATTCGCGGAATGGATCTGTACCGATGTGACCAGTCCTTCGACGCGGGAGAACGAATCCTGCGTTACAGTCTGAGTGGCTCCGGCCTTACCGTTCTGCTGCGAAGTGCCGGCTTCCTCGTCGATCGAAAATCCGTTCTCTTTTGCAATGCGGCGGAACTCTTCCCACAGACGATTGAAATCGTCCTGTTGATCCATGACGCCCGAAACCAGCGATTTCATCGTTTCGCTCCATTGAGCGAAACGCTCTTCGTCGGAAAGGTCGCTCTGCATGACCTTTTCGATGCGTTTTTGGGTATCTTCGAATAATTTACCGAACACGATCGAGGAGGCCATACGCTTACCCAGCAAGCGCAAGGCTTGTCCGACACTATCAACAAAAGTATTCGCCGCATCGGTGCCGTTTTCGAAAGCATCCACCAAAGCATCGGTAAGCGTACTGCCCAGATCGCCGAAAATATCCTGCAAATAATCTCGGACCGCAGTCAATGCCTCTTCGTAGGTTTCCCAGTCGTCCACCATTTCGCGGAGCATCTCCTGATTCTCCCGTGCCAGGTGCTGGAAAGTTTCTCCGCCCTCTTCGACGAATTGCCGGAGCGCGTCCATATCGACTTCGCCATCCGTGAATAATTCGGGAAGCAGCGAACCGAGGGACTGATATTTTGCCGAACGGAACCAGGTCGAGTGACGTGTCTGAACCTGCATGTTGGCGATCGAATCGGCAATGTTCTCCCAAGTTTTTTCATACCTGAACAAGCCCGAAAGTCCCGTGCCGGCTCCGCCTCGCCACTCTCCCGGCAACTGATATTTTTCTTCCCCGCGCGAGAGGATTCTCTCCCGGACTTTCTCCAGCTCTTCAAGCGAGGTGCGCACCACATCGATATTTTGCTTGTAACGGTCGTACACCCGATCCCCGAAGATATTGTCGAATTCATCGGAGTCGATGCGGCTGCGCTCTTTCATGATCCGAAGTTCTTCGTTGAACTCGCGGGCCAGACGTAGGTTGCGCTCCATCGAAGTTTCACCGCCCTCGAACAAATTGACAATAGTGGTCAGCGCACCGATACCGGCAGATATGCCTCCGAGAATTCCGGAGGCCATGCCGAGTGTGTTCGATGCGGCTTGAGCTTTCCGGTATGCCTGAACGGCATTGATGATTTGCAGGGTAGAGCCGGCGATATCTCCTGCGGTGGCGATGATAGTTCCTCCGGCACCCCCGACGGCATCGCCGACCTCATTGAAGGTGTCGATAACGTCGGTCAATACGCGGTGAAGCTCCGTCCAGGAGGTCGTATCGGTAGTTTCCTGTTTCGTTTGGTTCTGTTTTTTCGCCAGATACCGCCGTTCGGCCATGCGGAGTTTGGCCCGTGCAACGGCAATGGCATTACCGTCATCCGGCGTCTCGCTTTGCAGGTTCTCCAGCTCTTCCTGAGCTTCGATCACCAGGCTTTCCAGCTTTTTGACCGAGGCAGCGACGACCCGGTCGGCCCAGGCTTCGAATTCCGGGAACTGGCTTGCAAATTGTTCCGTGAAGTCGTCGAGCGCTTTTTGTTTGGCCTCGCGAGCGAGTTGCTGGGCCTCCGGATTTGAGGCAAGAGCGGCAATATCCTGATCGTATTTCCGGGCGATTCGCAGACGCCCCTGCTGGTAGGTTTCGTACTTCTCCAGCAACTTGGCGTATGAAGCCTCCTCTTTCTTATCGACATCCGCAAGCTCTCTGTCCCGAATTTCCGCAGCTTGGGCTATTGCAGCGGCCGTGCCAGCCATAAAGGTTTTCTCTGCATTCGAATCGATATCGGCCCCCGACTCCCGGAGTTTGCGAATCAGCGCGAGCGTCTGTTGTTCCTGCCGCTCATATTCCTGACGGTTTTTCTCGTAATTGAGGCGGATCGCTTCCCGTTCCCGGTCGAATTCGTTTTCAATCAACTCGGCCCGCTGGTCGTCGAGGCTCTGCTGTTGGCGACGTACGGCCGCCTTATACTGTTCTTCGAGTTGGTCGATGGAAGTCGGTTCGGGATCGGTCGTCGTGCCGGACGGGTTTTCCAGCAACTGGGCCTGCTCCGCCACGGCAGCCAATTTCGTCCGCTGCTCTGCGAGGAATTGCAGAAATGCCCCGAGGTTGCCATCGAATTTCTCCTCTATCTCATTGATAATCTCTTCTCCTCCTTTGTTCTTCCTGATCTCTTCAAAAATCCTTTCCTGCCAGTAAGAAACACTTTCTTCTGCATCTGACAGAATGGTTTCCGCCCAAGAGAGATCTTTGTACATTTTGGACGCATTGCCCCGTTGGGTCCATGTCGCCGCATCGTAGATTTTCCGTTTGTCAGCAACATCCTTTTGGGCCTCGAGGTATTTGTCATAAGCCTTTTGGAATTGTTCGATATCCGGTGTGTTATTGAAGAACAGCTCTTGCTGTTCGATATCCACCAGACTCTTGAAAGCCGCCTGCGCTTTGGCGTATTTGTAAATGTTTTTGATCAGCTCCTCGTAAGCGTCATTCGCTTGTCCGAGCATGATTTGCTCGTCGGAAAGATTCTTGAAATAACCCGAAAACTCCTCTTTGAGTTTGCGCACGGCTTCCCGGCGATCGTCTGTGGCGCGGGCGTTATCCGTCGCGGCCCGGTAGAGAAGATTCAATTTTACGACCTCCTGCTGAGCGTTCCGGGCCCCTTCAAGCATCGTATTCTGAAAACGTTCAGTCGCCATGCGAGCGGTGTCGAGCGCCTTCTTTCCCCGAAACAGATTCGTCACCCAGTTTCCGATCTCCTTGCCGTACGCAACTGCCAAAGTAATACCCACAGTCAATAAAGTCTGAAAAGAGCCTACGGAGGAAAGTATTTGTCGCCATACAGGAATTGTTTTTTCACCACTGGCAGCCAATAACTGATTTTCGGCCCTGGTACGAGCTATTGCATCCCAAAGAATAGGATAATTATTCGAAACTGCCAGAAAATACAACTGTAATCCCATTGCCAGCGACGGTGATTCACGAATTATTTGCTGAATAGCCATATGTAGGCTATTATAGCTCCTTACGGCTGCCGGAGCGCTTGCAGGAACCAGATCGGTGCGTTTGGTCGCGGCTTGCAAAGCCTGGAGCTGCCGCTGCAATGCTTCTATCTGACGGATGTTTTCCGTCTGATCCATTTCCGGCGTCTGGGCTATGACTTTCTGAAGTCGCACAATTTCATCCTTCAAAGCCTGAATACGGCCTCGCGCCTGCGCGGCATCCTTGTCCACGGCATCAATCCCGCCGGAAACTCCGGAGAGTCCCTGGCGGGTATTGTTCTTTACGAGGAATTCTATCTCGACGGGTTTCATTGCAAGTTGAGTTTCGATTGAAAGAGTTGTGCGGTATCGGGTTTTCCCGTTGCACTCCCGGCTTCCGTACATTCGGCCGGGACGCTTCGATAATGCGGGGCATCGGCCAGCATCATGGCCAGTGTCTGGAAATTGACCTTCCACAGAATGTAATGCACCGACCATCCTGTTGCGGAGGCAATTTGCCAAACGATTCCGAAGGGGCTATGGGAACTCTCGTAAACGGTTCTTAACTCCCCTTTCCTGCTCTTTTGGGGCGGCTCGCTTCGTACCGGAAGGGATCGATCCTCTCGGCCGATTCGATAATACTCGTAAAATCCCGCGTGCCCCGCATTCTGCGGAACCAGCGCTGGGCTTCGATCCGGTACTCGGAGGGCACCTTCCACCGGATCAACCAGGCCACCACGGGGGCCAGCAGGAGTCCGGACAGATAGCCGCGACATATCGTCAGCGCAAGGATCAGCGAAAGGCGTTTGGCATGCCGGTCGAAAAAGGCACGCTCCTCATCTTCGGAGAAAGCATCCCATTCCCGGGCTGTGATTCCCAGCTTCAGGTAGTGGCGTACGATGCGCATCTGCCCTCCCAGGCAGGGGCGCCGCATCGTTACGCGCAGCACCCACTCCCGGCCTCCGGGCAGGCGGAACCGGAGAAGAGGCAGCAGAATCCCCACATCGAGCAGAGCTTCCGCTGCCTCCAGTTCTACATTGCGTTTCATGGCTTAGGCATTGGGCTGCGAAAGCGATACGGTAGCTTTTGTTTCAGGATTGGACTCCAGGATGAATTCCAGATTTCCGGAGCGGGACGAACCCGAGGAATTGGCTTCGGCGATCACCGTGACACGTCCGTTCACGACTTCCACCGAGAAGCCTTCGGGCACAGCACCTACCGAGAACGGACCCGAGGCTTCGATATCGACCGGGAGGCTGCCGCCCGCCTGTTCGAAGGTCAGCGACGTCGGGTCGGCCTCGATGAAGGGCTCCGTCGGCAGAATCGAACCGGGCGAAGAGCCGTCCAGCGGAGCCAGGACCTTCAGTCCGAATTCGATGCCGAGGACGTTTTCGCCGCCCAAGCCGCCGCGAATCTTCGAGGCACGCAACGAAACGCGCTTGAGTTTGACGGTCTTACCCGTACCGGTCAGAATGCGCATATCTCCTTCGACACGCATCGAGCTGGCGGGCATTTGCCACTCCTCACCCGCGACTTTGCCGCCCATCAGATCGACGCAGTTCTGGGGAACCATTTCGATCATCTTTCCGGTAATCTCATTCGTCGCGGCTCGCGTTTCGATATCCAGCACGGGACTGGTCCGAATCTGTGCGGCCCAGAGTTCGACGGTCTGGGCGTCTTCACCGCCCCAGTCAAGGCCCTCTTCCGAAATGTTCCCCATGCGTCTGCCGTTGAAATAGACAGCGTCGAGCAGCATCAGATAGCCGTCGTTAGTTTGAATTACAGATCGTTTAGACATAATTAAATTGTTTTGAAAAGTTTTGCAAATAAGTTTGTTTTATGAGCCCACCAGCCGCCGAGACATCCGATAACGATTCCGAAAAGCATCCACCTTCCCCGATAGGCCGGGGACCGCGTTTGTTGTATTGCTGTTTCCGAAGATTGATGCCTGGAGACTTCGAGGAGTCGGTCGTATGCTTCCCGGGTTTCTGCCAGACTCTCCTTCAGAGAATCTGCATATCGGTCCTGCCGGGCCGAGGTCGCTTTGTAATATTCGACTCGTCGGGCAAGCGAATCGCTGCGTGCTGAAATGCGGATGGTATCCCCGTCACGCCGGGCTTCGAGCGTCAGCCGACCGTCACGGGCAACATAGGCCGCCCCCTCCGGCAGATTACGGAGGCTCTCCTCCGTCACCGTCACCGCTGCTGTCCGAAGCGGAATCGCCTCCGTCCGCAGCGCCCGCAGCACAGAGGTCTCCTCCGATCGAGAGTTCATTGCCGCTCGTGCGGTTTGCTCTACGGCGTTTTGTGCGCCGCGCTGCATGTGCGACACGGTATCCGTCCTGTTCTGCGTCCCTGTCGAGAGGAGCTTCTTCGTCGCAGTGCAACTTGCCAGCAGCAGGATGGAGAGCAGCAAAAAGAGTCTTGTCTTCATACGAATTTCGTTTTCCGATGGTCTTGCGGAGGCGCTCCACCTCTTTGGTCAGCCGGTCGATGCGTACGAGCATCTCTTCCTGGTTGGCCTTGAGGTCGATGTTTTCCCGCCGCAGTTGGATGTTTTCCTCGAGAATCTTCTTGTTTTCGCCCGAAAGCAGGTTGATCGAACTCTGCAACTCTTTGAGAAAGTCGTTGTTCTGTTTGCGGCGCGAGAAGATCCAGGTGAAAACGCTGCCGAGGAATCCCCCGGGAAGTGCGAAAGCGAGTATCTGCATCCAAATGCTGTCCATCGTTCAATCGGTTTTTGAAAGTTAGTTTACGCCCGTTCGATCATGCGTGCAATCTTCGAGATCAAATCCGCGTAGGCTGCGGGTTCTGCCGTACAGTACCCGGCCTTGGCAATCTCATAAGCGAAGCGTGTTATGTCGTTACGATACGCCCAGGCTGCTGCGTAGCGTTTGGCGGAAAGGACCTTCGCATGGTCGCGGATGCCCTCCTCCGGTGTGTCGTAGTCGCGAAACTTGCGATCGACCTCGTAACGGTAGCGTCCGTCGGAGGTCCGGGTGATCGAATAAACCTTCTCGAATCGTCCGCTCTGCCGGTCATCCGAAAAGTATTCGAAGGTCCGTTCGGTTCGCCGCTTTCCGGTCCACTTATCTCCGGCCGTGATGCCGAAGAGATTATTTCCGATAGCATGATCGCCCCATCCGCTTTCGAGGGCGGCCTGCGCCGCAACAAACAGAGGATTCAACCCTGTTTCGGCGCAGACCCGCTCGATTGTCGGATAATAGGTGCGCTTGAAATCCGCCGGTTTCATGGCTTACTCGGTTGCGGTGCCGACCAGGGCCATTACACCTGCATTATCGCCGCGCATGATGCTGCCTCCGGCACGTACGAGGAAAGAGTAGACATCCCCATAATAGTCGGGCGCTTTCTCCTGCTCAAAAGCCTTGACTTCGCCCAAGGCGCGGCATACGGACTGATCGTGCCAGGCAAGGGCTGCGGCCAGGTCCGTGGCGGCACCGCTTTCGCCCCACCGCTTCGGAGCTTTATCCGCAGTGTAGAGCGTAGCTTGTGAACGCATCATGACGTTGAACGAGAAGAGTTTTCCGATGATGCCGTTCTGGGCATCCGCCGAGGCGAGGAATGCGGAGTTATCATTGGCAGTGAGATCGCTCAACAGCTGTGCGTACATCTGCGCATCGAGCAGCAGGTAGCGGCCCTCCTGGGGAATGTTCTCGCTGTTGAATTTCGTCATCAGCGTCAGAATATCCGCCCTGCAAAGCCCTTTTCGCCTGCCTGTCGCCGAAGGTGTGTAAGCATCCACCGGTGCCCCCGTGGTTTCGATCACACGATCCGAGGCAGGACTCCAGGCGAACAGAAAATCCTTGGCCACAGCCTCATGCAGGGCGAGCTTGTCCTGCCGTAATACGGACTCGCGTTTGTTGTACGACAGCTCGACCTTGTCGGCATCGGGGATCAAAACGGGATCCGTCGTGAAAGCAGCCAGCTCGAAAGTTTTGTCCGTGTCGGTACGCTGCTTTACCGTTGCGGGTAATGACGTTCGGTTCTTCTCGACTTTCGAAGCGGCACCTGCCTGCGGGATATGCACGATCTTTCCCGCTTCGACATACTCGTCGGCGTTGAACGCTTTCGAAAGGAAGCTGTTGGGAGCGAACAGACCTTCGACGATCGATTTCTCCCAGATTTCTTTTTGAATAGCCATAATGTTTTTTGTTTTTGATGAGTTCTACATGTTAGGTTCGGTACCGAAGGCCGCTTTGAACTTCTCACGGAAGAGTTCCGGCGCCTTGTCCCTGAGTTCAACAAGGCGCCCTGCCTTATCGAGTTCTTCCCACGACTTGTTTACAAGGTCGGAGAGTTCGACCGACTGCCGTCGTTCACCCTCACGGATAAGCGCTGTGACGGATTTGCGGTGCGGAATGGCTTCGAGGGTGGCTTTGGCACTCTCGAAATCCGTATCAAAGAGTTTCAGATAAGCCTCCTTGCCTGCGGTATTGATCCTTCCGTCGGCAATGGCTGCATCCACGAGGCGAATCGCCTCGGACTTCCGGATCTCCTTGTGCTCGGACTCCGCACGCGCTGCAGCATCTCTGAGTTCCTGATTTTCACGTGTTAGCCGGTCGTTGTTTTCGATCAGCCGGTTCACAGCGCCGATAACCTCGGCATCCTGTGCTGAGTCCTGCAACTTGAGGACTTCCTTCAAAGTCTTGTTCATATTCGAATCGATTTTTGAGTGATTGAGCCTGTCCATAAGCCGGATGACAGTCGAAGCATCCGTGAGATCGAGAGGTTTTCCCGTTTGACGGTCGAAAAGCACCAGGGCATTATGATTGGCCCCGATCGTGACAATGGACGCTTCACGGGCTGTCCAGCGCGTCACGGTCGGAAGCGTCTGCCCGGGAAGTTTCAACTCTGCGGCGTCACTCACCTCTTCGGGAGGCCAGGCTCCCATAGAAGCCATGCGCAGGAATCCGCCTTCGACCTTGTCGGCAATCTTCACCGCCTCGTCATCCTTCTCGTCGAAGAGGGCATCGGCAAGGATCTGCGTACCTTCAATACGGATGTTCTCCCAACGACCGATCGGAAGCTCCCAGTCCTTATGGTTGAGCAGGATCACGGGGTTCTTACGGAACTCCTCGAGATTAGCGCCGCTGGTGAGCATACGGAACCCGTAGGTATTGACCGTCTCGTCGTGCAACACGAATGTAAATCGTTTCATAAAAGCCATCATTTTTCGGCAAAATTGGATTGAAAACACCCGTCTTGCAAATTATATTGTATTGTTTTACAATTTATTACGCTTTAATTGCACTTTACATGCAGACCATTTATCCACGATTCGCTCCGTTCGGGTGAAGAGCTTACCTTTGGGGTGTAAAACAGAGATTTTTCATGACACAAGAGTTGGATAACAAGCAGAAGAAGGAGTGGGCGAAACTACTTTTCCTCACTACGGATCTCACCCAAGCCGAGATTGCCGTGAAGATCGGTGTCTCGAGGATTACTATCGTACGATGGGCCAAAGAGTGGGAGGGTCTCAAGTTGAATTTCCTCCAAACCCGTGAGGCACGGATCAAATCGACACTCATGCAGCTTAACGAACTCGACGAAAGCATCGCGGCGCGTGAGCAGGGTGCGCGCTATCCGACGGTCAAGGAGGCAGATATCCGGCGCAAACTCACCGCCGACCTCGAGGCGCTCGAACAGGAGGCCTCCGTGCGGGACATTGTCAATGTGTCAAGAGATATTCTCGACTATGTCCGAGCTATTGACCTGGAGAAGGCCAAGATGCTCTCGGACTATTTCGATTCATACATACAGGAACGGCTGAAATGGGTAAAGTAGATGACATGCGCGCCTGGAACGAATGGCGTGAATACCACCGTGCCCTGAAGCGCGACAAGGCGGTGGACAAACTCTCACCTGTGGAACGGATGAGGCGACTCGAGAAGCTCGAAAAGGATCCCGTTTCGTGGATGCTTTTCTTCTTCGCCGAATACACCCGGCATCCCTTCACTTCCTTCCAGAAGAAGGCGATCCGGCGGATCACCTCCAATCCGGAATGGTATGAAGTGCTCTCGTGGTCACGCGAGCTGGCCAAATCGACCATCGTCTTCATGTGCATCATGTATCTTGTACTGACGAAACGCAAGCGCAACGTGCTGCTCGTTTCCAACAGCCATGAGAATGCCACGCGGCTTCTGGATCCTTACAAGAAGTCCTTCGAACAAAATTCACTGTTAAAGGCTTACTACGGGGACCTGAGGGAGGCCGGCAACTGGACCGCCGACGAGTTCTCGCTGACCTCGGGCGCGGCATTCCGGGCGCTCGGTGCAATGGAATCGCCGCGAGGCACCCGCAAGGATGCCTTTCGCCCGGATACGATTCTCCCGGACGACTTCGACACGGATGCCGACTGCCGTAATCCCGACATTGTAAAAAAGAAGTGGCAGTGGTTCGAGGAAGCCCTGATTCCAACCCGATCCGTGAGCGGCGACCTGCTGGTCGTGTTCTGCGGGAACGTCATTGCCCGGGATTGCTGTGTGACGCGGGCCGGGGCCAAGGCCGACCATTGGGATATTGTGAACATCCGCGATGCCGAAGGCCGCTCGACCTGGCCCGAGAAGAACACCGAGGAGCGTATCCGCCGCATCGAGCAGACCATTTCCACCAAAGCCTTCCAGCAGGAGTATATGAACAATCCGCTTTCCGAAGGCGAGGTCATCAAGGAGGTGATCTGGGGAAAATGTCCGCCGATGCAACGGCTCCAGTTCGCAGTGGCCTACGCCGATCCTTCTCCGTCAAACGCCCGCAACAAGGCATCGAGTTTCAAAGCGGATTTTCTGCTCGGTTACTGCGACGGGACATTCTACGTCTATACGGGATTTCTCGACCATGTCACCAACGACGAGTTCGTGGACTGGTTCTACAACCTGCGCGATTATGCGAGCGAACGTGTGCAGGTTTATTACTTCATCGAGAACAACAGCCTGCAGGATCCTTTCTATGAGCAGGTGTTCCTCCCAATGTTCGCCGCCCGCGCCCGCGAACGGGGATTCATCGGCATCACACCCGACTGTCGCTGTAAACCGCCGAAATTCGAACGCATCGAGGGAAACCTCGAACCGTTGATCCGCCAAGGGCGCCTGGTACTGAATATCGACGAACGAGAGAATCCGCACATGAAACGCCTCGAAGAGCAGTTCCTGCTGCTCAACCGACAAATGAAATCTCCGGCCGACGGCCCTGACTGCATCGAAGGAGGCGTATGGATCATCAACCAGAAGATCTCCACGCTCAACGAGGGATCCTATACCATCGGTCAACGAGTACGCGCATCAAAACGTTTCTAATATGGCTTTTCTGACACCTGAAGAGTTGCAGACGCATCTCTATAAAGAGAATATCGAAACCATCGCCCGAGAGGACGATGCAATCGTGGCCGCGGCTATCGATGCCGCCATTGAGGAGGCCTCGGGGTATCTCGGGGCTTATGACCGTAAGAAGATCTTCGGCACCGAGGGTGACGAACGTAACGCACTGCTGTTAATTTTCGTCAAGGACATCGCCGTATGGCACTTCATCAACCTGTGCAATGCAGGAACGGATCTCCAGCTCCGGCAGGATCGATACGAACGGGCCGTCGCCTGGCTGAAGTCCGTCCAGCGCTCGGAGATCAAACCCAACCTACCCGTAATGGAGGATGCCGACGGCGACGGAAAGCCCGACCCCGCTGCCGGAGAGTACATTTTCGGGTCGAACCCAAAACGATCACAACATTTTTGATTATGGCACAAATAGGTTATAAGACATCTTCCCGAAAGAGTTCCGGCACGAAAGCCTCAAAGCCGATAGTGGTGCAGCAGATCGTTGTCCAGGCTCCGCAGCGTCGCGTGTACGACATCGGAGATTGGCGGTCAGCTTTGCGCTCGGCCGACAACGGACGGCCGAAATATCTCTACGACCTGTTCGAAGACATCATGATCGACGGAGTTCTCGCCGATGCGATCAACAAACGTATCGAGGCCGTGCTGAATGCTGAAGTCGTCTTCATGAATGCCCGGGGACAGGAAGAACCCGCCATCGCAGCGATGATCGACACGACAGCCTGGGAAACGCTCATCCGCGAAATCATGCACCGGCTGTTCTACGGCAGGGCGGGCGTGGAGCTCTTTTTCAACAGCGGATTCCACGTCGAACCTATCAAACCCAAGTATATCGACCTGGACAACTGTCAGATTCTGCTGAACGACACAGGAGATCGATCGGTACCGTACGACCAGGATCCGAACCTTCTGGTCGTCGGTCGTCCCGGGGACTACGGGCTGCTGCTCAAAGCTGCACCCTATGCTATCTGGAAACGCGGTGGATTTGGCGACTATGCTCAATGGATCGAGCTGTTCGGAATGCCTCAGCGTATCGGAAAATACAACACGTTCGACCCACAGAGCCGGGAACTGCTTAAGCAAGCCTTGGAAGAGGCCGGATCCGCACCTTATCTCGTCATCCCCAAGGAGGCAGACATTGAAACCAAAGAGGTAAATAGGGGGTCTGGCTCGTCATTCAATGAGTTCCGTCAGGCGACGAATGAAGAGATGCTTATCACGATCCTCGGACAGACGCTGACCACCATTCAGGGCGAGCGCGGAGCCCGCTCGCTCGGAGAAGTGCATCTGCAGGTCGAGGATTCGAAACACACGAGCGACCTGCGTTTTGTACAACGTACGCTCAATGAACGGCTGCTGCCTGTTCTGGAGACTTGCGGCTTACCCGTGAAAGGCGGCCGCTTCGTCTATCCGAAGGCAGCCGACCCGCTCTCCGTGGACGAAATCGTGAAGCTCTCGACGATCATCGATATCCCCGCAGCATTCATTCACGACAAGTATTCGATCCCCATGCCGGACAAAGGAGAGGTGATCGCCGGAGAAAAGTCGAATATGGTATTAGGCTCGCACCTTGAAACGGATACGGATGTCGAGGAGAAGGTGCGGAATGCCGACAACCGGAACATTTGGCGCCGCTTATGGGATTTTTTCATCAAAGCCCCGCAGGGCGGGGCGTTCGATGGCACTGCCCTCATGCGGATGCAGGACAGTGATACGCTCGAAGAGAGGCTGATGGGACGTGTGGCCGCCTCGCAGCCCGCGTTCGACACGGAGCTATTTCGATTCCTTTCCGAAGACCTTTTGAAGGCCGTTCAACCGGAAGCTGACAGCATCGGGAATGCTGATATCGGGGTTGTGTACGGAGTACGTGACGACGCTTTACAGACAGCGATGGAGATTAACCTGTTCCAGTTCTCGGCAGCCAAAACCCTGGCCGAATTGCAGGAACTCAACCGCCTCTTCCGTGAAAGTAGTAATTTCGCCGACTTCGAACGTGAGGCCCGCAAGATTTGTACGGCATTCAACCGCGACTGGCAACGTACCGAGTACGACACGGCACTACTTACGGCCGAAGCCGCCAGCACCTACCGGCGGCTGATGGGCAAGACAAAGTTGTTCCCCTACTGGGAGTACCGGACGGTCGGAGACGATCGTGTGCGTCCGTCTCATCGCCAGCTCGAAGGGATCGTCCTTCCCTACAACGATGCCAGATGGAAGAAGATCTTCCCGCCGAACGACTGGCGATGTCGCTGCCGGGTCGTGCCGCGGATGGCCCATGAGGTCAAGAAAGAGACGGTCGAAGCCTCGCAACAGCGCGTGGACGAGTTCTTCGGAACGGCGACGTGGAAAAAAGCCGCAGCACAGGGTTGGGGCGTAAACCGTGCCCTCACCGGCGAGGTGTTCACGCAGAACCAGTTCTACATCCGCCGCTTCCAGAACAAGGCTTCGAAGCTACTTGGCCGACTCTACTACAACGACTGGGGACTCGACTCGTTTGCCAAACGCCTGGCGGCAGCGACGGAACCGATGCCCGAATACAGCGGTTCGGCCGCAGAATGGTACGAGGCTCACAAGACGCTACACGACTACAAAGGCCGCGAAGTCGTTATGGACGAGAAGGTGTTCCGAACTCATACGACCGGGAACTATGAGAAAGTGCGGGTGCCGTTACTGGCATGTGTCGAAGAGGTGCTGAAGAATCCCGACGAGGTTTGGTTGAACGATTATCACAGACCGTTCAGGAACATGAATTTCATAAAATTCTATGACGGAAAGGTGATCGACGTGATCTGTGAAGTGGATGAAAATCTCGAATATAGGATAACGACCTGGTTCGAGATCGTTCAGACTCCGAATTTGAAACAGAAAACGCGAAGCAGCCGCCACATTGACCCGCGATGGAGATACCGACGGGGCTTGCTTATAAAAAAGTCGTAGCGGCATGTCTTTGCGTCCGGACGTACTGTTGTTTACCTTGGGAACACGTCCTGCAGGTATCCGCAACGCCTTGGATAGCCAGTGTCATACCGCTGCTTCGGGTTAACGTACTCATCCGCTGTATCAAGCCCAGACTTTGGTCCCATGCCCCCATCACCCGCGAGGGATAGCAGAATTCGATTCACCCCCGGAATTGTACGCTTCGGAACAAATATACAAAATTTTTATGAAAATAGAAATCGACAAACTCCTCGAGAAGCGTATGGAGGAGATCCTGCAGGGAACGGCTGAAATCGTCGCTGAAACATCCGTCGGATATTTCCAGGACACGTTCCGGCACAAGGCCTTTGACGGGAATCCGTGGGCACCACCCCGGGTCCCCAAACAATCGGGGTCACTGCTCGTGCAGTCCGGAGCTTTGCTCAACAGCATCCGGCCTGTCGTGGTCACGCCCGGGCGGATCGTCATCGCGGCCGGAAACGAGAAAGTGGACTATGCCCGGGTACACAACGAAGGATTCAAAGGTGCGGTTGCGGTTCCGGCCCATATCCGGCACACGCGCCGGGGTGATCAGAGCGTTCGGCAGCACACCCGAAGGGTGAACATTCCCCGGCGACAGTTTATCGGCGACGCCCGGGAACTCGAAACCGAGCTGCAAAAAAGAATCGAGACTTATGTGGAATCCGTATTAAACAACTGATTATGGAAAAAGAACTCTTCATCGCCCTGTGCGATCAGCTGAAAAACAAAGTCCCCGAATTGCGATGGATCGATTCGGATCAGGGACAACTCAATGTTTCGGAACGGCCTCCGGTGGCCTTCCCCTGCTGCCTGGTCGAGATGAGCTACCCGCAATGCACGACCCACATGGCCGGAAAACAACGCGTGCGTGTGAGATTTCAACTGCAAGTGGCATTCAACGTCTGGGGTACGGCAAACGCATCCGCACCGCAAGAGAGTCGTGAAAAAGCGCTTCAACAGTACGACACCCTGCAGAATATACACAAGGCGCTTCAATGGTGGTCTTTCGGACGCAAGATCAATCCGACATCCCGGGTGTCGGTCTTAACGGAGAATAGGTCGAACGGATTGAAAATATTCCGGATGATCTACGAATCGGAGTTTATGGATTAACCCCAGTCGAACCCGGGAAACATCCGACGCAACTGGCGTTTGGTCGTACGTTGACGGATCAGCTTGTTGTAGAACTCGTCCTCGGCGACCAGGGCGTTGCTGATCGTACGGTCCTCGACGAAAAATTCATTGTCGGCAAGGATCTTCAGCACATCGTCGAAACGTCGCCGCTCCAACTCTGTCCAGTAGTAATAACGGGCCGTCAGGAGGCGGTTGCGCTTGGCGATTCGGTCTGCACGCGACGTGATGTTTCCATCTCCCGAACGGGGCAGAGAACGTGTACGCCGCCGGTTCCCGGCTTTCTCAATGGTCGGGCAGTGGAAAAGAATGAGTTGATTGTCTGACGTGTTACCCATATTGCAAAGATACGAAATTTTGCACTGGAGGAAACAAAAACGCTGCCGATTTTCGATTCTTGGCAGCGTTTTTATGTTATCAAACAATCCCCACATTCAGTAGAAAATCAATGCGAAGACGGTTGAAATATGTGAGTTTTATGTCGAATTTACGATATTCCGGATCTTGTGCCTCCAAATATTGTCGGAGTTCCTCCTGACAGGCTTTGCGCATCGCATTGACCGAGAGGTTACCTCTTGGTCGATAAAGGCCTTCGAGATAGCATTTGCGATAGCCGGGCCTTTGCAAAATAAAACGCACTCTATACATATTTACATCGAATCTCTTGACAGGAATAAGAATTATCGCATATAAAAACGGGATAATTATGGTATCAACTGAATGATATTTGCTCCATTCTGGAGTTTTTCAATGGCTTCAGGCATCTGTTTTCCGATCGCCTTGAATCTGGCTCGGCACGCATTTTTGATCGGTCCTATGGATTCGGATGGACCGTGTTGGACGACATGTAATCGCACCTTTTCGACAAAATCTTCAATTATCAATTTCTCGGCGCGATCCATATCTCCAGTTAAAACACAAGCCCGAAGTTGCCAATCAACATGTGGAGAATCATTGCCTTGTGCAATCTTCTTTACATTGTTGGTCATAGCCCATAATTTGAAAAACAGAATAATTTGGAGGAGTCCAAAAATAAAAAACAGAATTCCAAGAATTACGAAATAAAGATCCATAAAATTATATTTTTAGTTAAATACATACAAAGCTACAAAATTTGTTACTTTTCGGCAATGTTCCCGGCGGCGGAATCGAACCGCCGCAGACAACCGTTCGGGACTACTCCATGGCCGCCAACGAGAGCGGCAATGTCTGTTTCACGCCCTTGTCGTCCTTGTAGGAGACGGAAATGAACTGACAGGTATCGACGGGCCGGTAGGCGTTCTGGATGATGTCGGTGGCCTCAATTAGTTGCGGGTAGCCTGATTTGCGGGCGATTTCGCGCAGTTGCAGTACGCGGCTGGCCTTCAGATTTCCCTTGCGATCCTTCGCCAGCAGATTCATGACCATCTCGGTCAAAGCCGCCGAATCCTCGTCTTTGGCCAGCGATTTGATGAACGTTTTGACCTTATCGACCCCGACATTCACCGTATCGTCCCAGCCGTCGTTGGTGCGATAACCGAGCGCCACCGTGATCTTGCCATCGGAGGTCGTGAATTGATTGCTGTGTCGGTCCGATTTGGTTCGGAACAACTCATCCTTGAGCGCGATCAGCGTTTCGGCATCGCCGAAAACCTCCTCTTTCAGCCGGCGCATCTCCTCGCTCAACGCCTGCAACCGGCTAAACTTGTTGCGGCAGAACTCATCCACCGACGACTTGTATGCGGCAATACTCTCTTCGCGTTTCTGTTTCTCGGCACGCTCCTCGGCCTCAAGCTGCGCCTTCAGTTCGGCGCGTTGTGCTGCTGTCATTTTCGTAATATCCATACAATTTATAATTGCATTATCTTCTCTTTCCTTTTAACTCCGCAACGCGGAGGAGGATGTGACTTCTCATCGCTTCATTGACAAATTTTAATGCTCCGAAATAGCCCTTACACTCGGCAAGCATTAAAATCATATCATCCGGAAACTCTTTGCGTGCTTCCCGTCGCAGTCGTTTCAGTAGGCGTGTTTTCATAGATATTCTTGGTTAGTTACTTGGTTAGTTACTTGGTTAGTTAAAATGCACAAAGCATCTTACTCGTTTTCGAGAATCGGCCGCCAGCCGATGACCATATCGTCATCTAAAGATCCATTGTTCTCGTGCCAATGATGATTCCGGCCCCCATTTGCTTTGTAAAAGGCAATGCAGTATTCACGGCATAATGTTGTTTTAACTAAAACATCTCGATTATCATTTGGCAGCTCCACCTTCGGGTCACGCCAGCGGGTCAATTCATCGCGCTCGGATTGTGCGCCGGCGGAAAAGCCATCCATAAAGCATGTTGAGTACAATTCTCCCTCTCTGTATTCATAGTCAGACCATGCAGCATTTGCCCTCTCTTCAATTGGTTTCATAATTATTTCGATATTTTGCGAGAATCCTGCTGTTTCACCACTTCGTATTCGTTTATCGTTTCAAAAATCCGCAATGCCACCTGCGGGACTATGGCGTTTCCGCAGGCTTTGACGGCTTCCCGGCGCCACCGAGGAAAGGCGATACCAGCCAATTCCCCGGGAAACCCATCATCTCCGCCACATACAGGGGGTTGAGTCGGGAACCCGTTCCAGTCCGGTATTCGTCGCTTTGCATCGCTGTTTTGGGTAGTCCGTTGCGTATGCCCTGACTGGCAGGAAGCGTTACATTCTTCGCATCGTTGGCGGTCGGAGTAGGCAACAATCCCATTTTCGACGCCATTGCCAGCGTCGGACGTTCCGACGCATTCGGGGAGAGGCTTTTGTTCATTCGGCCGCTTCCTGCGTCTATCGCCGTCGGGGTGGGCAACAGGCTCAACGGCATAAAAACCATCTTCCCGTTCACGCATCGCTTCAGCCCCTGCGTCTGTACGGTGGGCAACAAACCAACATCTGTCCCGACGGTGGGGAGCGCCGACACCGCAAGCCGGAATAATGTACGGCTGCACCTCGTATCCTGCCGCCTCCAGGTCAGCGCAC